CACAATTTGTACCTGTTTGTTTAAATGAAAATGTATAAGGAGGTCCTACAAACTGCATTTGGTGTGCAGATGTATTTGTAAGTATAATTAAATCACCTCTAGTTCTAACAGCAGTTACAATTCTATTACCTGATGATAACCTTTGAAATCCTGCAGTATTAACTGCACTAGGTATAAAATCTGTAACTGATTCTTGATCACCAAATAAAACTGCCATTGGATCGTATGTAGTAGTAGTATTAGGTGTTGTTTGAGTACCTAAAAATATTAAATGTCTATCACGTGAAGATACAATCATATAATTAGATTGTGATGGAGCATTAGATAATAATGTAGCTCTAGTAGTTCTAGATGTTATAAATGCACTTGTTTGTAAATAATAAGTTTTTCCACCATAAATAGTTGCAATTAAATCTTCTCCCCAGTTATCTAAAACCCAAATCCTTGATCTTTGAGTTATAACTCCTGTTGGTCTAGCTGTTCCCCAAGTAGAAAATCCCCATGATGCAGCTCCCCAACCAATACCAAATTGAGAAGTGTCTACACCTATATTAATTTGAAAAGCGGCAGCGGCGGCTGTTTTAGTACCTGATGAACCTGGTGTTCCAAGTTCAGCTACATTAATTAAGAAGTTATTTTGATCTACAGTATCATAGACTTCAAATTCTTGTTGCATTTCAGAATCAGTAATATTTGTAATAGTAGATCCAGATACAGTTGAAAATGTAACAAAATCACCTGCTATACATCCATTAGAAGTAGATAAAACATTTACAATTGTTGTCCCTGAAGTAAATGTAAATACAGCAGATTTAGTCGTAGATATTGGAGTTATATCGTAAAAATTGTTATCATAATAAATATACAATTTTCTATCTGTACCAATAGCAGATAATGAATCTCCGGCTAGATCGGTATAATTATGAATATCTCTAGCAACCCCAATAAGATGGAATGGTGGCGCAACGTTTTGCCAGCCACCTATCTTTTCAGGGATTCCATAACGGAATCGCATGTTATCGCAGTCAGTCCAACCGCCTTCGGCTCCATAAACTGTATCTTGTTTGTTAATACCGGGACGTGGAAATTTTACTTTGGTTATTGGCATAAAACCTCTATTAAAAGAGATTTTATATCATCTTTTGAAGTTTGCTGGAAGTCCTAAATGAGGTCTACGATCATACATATTTTCTTTGGCACCAGGTGTATTTACATCATTATAATGCAAAAATACTTGACCACAATTCTCACCTTCAAATGCATCTCTCCAATGTTCTAAAATATTTCCTCTGTAGACTAACATATCGCCCGGTTCTAAATCTACTCTAATTCCAACTGTATTGTCACTTACATAATTATTATCTATATATTTTCCTTTAGTTTCATCTGGTTCAATAAATATTGGCCATGGATCTCCACCTAAATTTAATGTTGTAGATATTTCACAACTAAATCTATCTTTATGGCGATGTAATATATCTCCTTTTTTATAAATTCTTGCATATGAATAATTAGGTATTAATTTTAATTCTGTTTTTTCTTCCATAATAGTATGTGTTTTTACAAGTAATGTTTCCATTACCGCATCCGCATAATGAGAATAAGTATCAGGTACTTGTTGATCATTCCATACGCCCCACATTGAATTAAATGGTGAAATTACTCTTTCATCAAATAAAGTTCTGGCAATTTTTCTTTTCATATAAAAATAATCATATACAAAATTTGCAAGTTCTTTAGATATAGCAGATTTAATAACTGTATATTTGTTATCTTTAAAACTCATTTTAATTTATAATTAGTAGCTATAGATATTCTATATCCTTCAAATTTAAAAGGATATACCATATGTATCAAACTTGATGGAAAAATCAACAATTGATTTTTTTTAGGTTTTATTATTGCTGTTGTTATATTTAGTTGTTTATTTTCACCGTATTTAAATATAATAGCTCCAGGTCCTCCAAATTTATTTAAAAACTCAACTTCTTCTTTTTCTATTTTATCTGGAACTTCTAAATATAATACGGAACTTAAATCGGTATTGTGATCATGTAATGGAACAAATTCATTTTTACTCATGAAGTTTATCCAACAATGAGTAATTTCTAATTGATCTCCTATTTTTTTATTATACCATTGTTGAGCTGTTTCTAAATAAGCTGTTAAATAAGGTTTTAATAAATCACTAAATAAAGTTTTATCAAATTCAAATTCTTCTTTTACTGTATTTGCTAGTTCTTTTTTGTATGGTTTGTTTTCTTTTTTATAGTTTACTAAAAGTTTTTTTGAAATATTTTCATCAACATCAGTTGAAAATAATAATGGTCCCCAGTTATAAACTGAGTAATTTATATTCATATTATTTATAATAATTTAAATTTATAACTACTCTTATATTTTTATCGGTACTGGAAGTTCCAGTATGATAATTATTAGAATCAAATTCTATTAATTTATTTTCTTCACTATTAATTATATCGTTATTTTTAAATTTTGTATATCCATTATTAGTATTACAATAAAATATAGCAGTTTTTATTTTATTTGTTTCTTCATCAGTATCAATATGAAAACCATGTTCTATTATTTTATCTGTTTTAGTTAATAAATTTGCTTTAATTCTAATTATTGCTTTAGGATTAATTTTTTCAATTAAGGGAGAAATAATATTAAAATAATTAGATTGAATAGAATAGTTAGAATAAAAAATATGTGTAAATTGAAAAAAATTATCTATTTTTTCATTTATAACATACGAATTATAATACCAAGGAAAATAATCTCCTAGTATATTTTTTTGTAAATTTAAAAATTCTTCTTCAGATAAAAAGTTTTTTATTTCTTTCATTTATTTAAATGGATATCCAATATTCCAAATAACTAATGAATATCTTGTTCCTTTTGTAACAGGTAAAACTCTATGCCAAACATGAGATGGAAATACTACAATAGAACCTCTTGGTTTTATATCATTACACTTGTGAACGTTTTGTGGCTTATCTGGATCCATATTTCTAAAATCAAATTCTAATTCTCCTCCTTCATAATCTTCTGGAGCCGATAAAGAACATGTAACTGAAAGTTTTCTTATTTTACCATGAATATTAGGATCATTTGGTTTATCATAAGGAGCATTCCAACTATCGCAATGCCAATCATAATATTGATTTAATTTATATTTTGTAAATTGACAGCTTTCAGAGTAATCCCAATCAAAATTCCAGCCAGCATTTTTATTTGCTGAGTGGATATAAGGTTGAATCTCATCATAAATCCAACGATCATTTAACCATACGATATTTGAATCTCTCTTCTTTTTTAAATCTTTAATATCTTCATCAGTTAAAGGTTGACCAGTTTCAACTTTTGAAGTTTGTCCGCCAGTAAGTGCTAATTGCTCTTGTTGAGAATTACCATATTTAATTAATTCATCACAAAAATCATTAGATAATGCACTTGTAAAATACCAATAATGTTCTTTCAGATTCATTTCTTTTTATTTTATAAACTTATTTTATATGTTTGTAAATACTACCAAGTACCAGCTCTTCTTGCTTCAAATGCAGCTTTTAAATTCCAAACTCCATTAGCTACAGCTCCACCAGCCCCTGGAATAGATATTCCAACAAATCCAGAACCACCACTAGCGCCTGATCCACCACCACCTCCTCCACCTGTATTAGTTATTCCAGGTTGACCACTACCACCCGGCCAGTTTCCTTGTCCTCCTCCTCCAGTACCTCCTGGCGCTCCTCCTGGTCCTTCTTGTCTTCCACCACCACCTCCTGAAAAATAACCAACTTCTGGTGCACGTGGTGCAGGATAAGGTGGATAAAAAGGATTTCCAGATGTAGCTCCAAATGTTGGAATTGTACTAGTTCCAGAACCACCACTCATAGTAGTTCCAGGACCTCCACCTGCTCCTGATGTTGAAGCTCCACCACCTCCTCCTCCATTTGTATATGTAGCAGCATCTGTAGAACTAGCTCCTCCAGGATTTCCTTGTGAAGGTGTTGTAGCTGGTGTATTTCCAGATCCTCCTGAAACTGGAGCAGTTGGAAAATTTCCACATGCTCCTCCACCAGATCCTCCAGATCCTCCCGGTGTAGGTGCTCCTGATATTCTTGCTCCTCCTCCACCACCATTTGATGTAAGAGGTGTTGCTGAACCAAATATTGAATTACTTCCAGAAGATCCACTAGTTGTTCCACCACCTGGACCTCCTGCTCCACCTGCTCCAACTGTTACTGGAACAGCACTTGCTGGAATAGGATGACTTGTTATTAATCTATATCCTCCTGCTCCACCTCCACCACCAATATCTCCACCTCCTCCTCCACCTGCTACAACTAATACAGTTCCAGTAGTTGCTCCAATTGGACTTGTAAATGTTCCTGGTGCAGTAAATGCTTGTTTTAAATCTCCTAAATATGTACTATTATATACACCTATAATTCCACCATTAAAATTACCCATATTAACTCCAATCCTCTATAGATCCATTTTCAATCCATTTTAACTTATTTGAATCCCAAGTAAAGCATCTATCTCCTAATTTACCTATCCATTGTGATGTAGACTCTTTCCAAGCTATTATATAAATTGTTGTATTTAAATCAAATATTTTTGTATTAGGTTCTTTTATAGGTGCTTCCCAAAGAAAATTAGAATTTAATACCCAATTGGAATATGGTCTTTCAGGTATAAAAACATCATTTATTAAATCATAAGTATATCCAACTCCAGCATATTTTTTTCTAAAATTATGATTGTAAGAAGTTTGTTTCCAATAAGTTTCTGGATAAGTTTCCCATCCTTTATACTCTTTTAAGTATTCATCGTTAGGATGAAAAGAAGCTACCCATTTTTCTGCTTCTACAGATAAATCACCACCATGAGCATTAACATCATTATTACTAACAACAATAACTCTTATAACTTCATTGTTATCTTTTCTTATTTCAGCAAAATGTGCCATTATAATTCAATCTCCTCCCATTGAGAATTACTTGGATTCCAAACATAATTTGTTCTAGGTTTTGGATCTTCAATTCTAAATCGTAACCATCTTTGATTTTCTTCGTCCCACCATTGAGAAAATTCTTTTGTGTTATTTGGTAATAACGGATTTG